ATATTCTCGTAAAGATATTCCAGTGGGAACCCAGACACCCGTAGATTCTGGAGACAATCAACCAGTATTTCCATAAGGGTGTGTTTCCCCACAAGACCATTCTTGTAATAACGTAACGTAGCCAGCCCGTCGGTGCAGAGTATTTCCACCCCGTATGTAGGTAGGGAATATGGATGCTGAAAGGCGTCTTGCGCCACCCAGCCTGCCCAATATAACGACGAAGCCACTTCCCATTTAACATAGAATTGCTTCATATCGGCATGCAGTAAATCCAAGTACTTGAACCCTTCATCGTCTTTTAAAAAGAATGATGCTGTAGTTCCATAGATAACCGAATCATAAAGATCGTTAGATGGCGCATTTACAGAAAGCCGGGTAGGAGTTATCCCTGCAGAATCTATACTCTCTTCTGCCCCGCTGTAATCCCGTTCGTAAAACGTTACTTCGTTTAACTGGGAGTACACATCGTACCATGACATTGTATATCGTGAGGCATAACTCATGTACCTACATATGTTTCAAGCTCATCTTCACGAGCAATTAATATTTTTAACTCTCGGCCGCGGATACCAATTACTTTAGCTCCGATATTTACTTGGCCGGAACCCGTATCCAACTTACCAGGAGGAATAACGCGTTCTCCAGAGGTTAGTAAAGCCGGGTAAGTATCATGTGGATATCCACCCGGTACAATTCCTCCTTCAGCCATTCCTGGAACCTCCATTGCTTTTTGTTTGTATTGTCCCCATAAACCCATGAGCGCCCCTAATCCAACAGCCATAGTAGCTAATCCTACTATTCCTTTATGCGCTTCTTTTGCTATCATAGCAGCAACGGCTTCAGCCAGCAGCATATTTATTATCTGTTGCCCGGTACGTAACATTGCATCTACCATCCCCATCCATACGTTCTCCATTCCAGAAAATGCTACCCCTAGCTGAGTAGCCATATCAGCTATTCCATATGATAATGCGCCTATCCACGATTCTGCTGCATCTCCCATACTATACATACCCTCGATCATCTTATTAATCTGATTGGTAAGCATAACAGATTCTGCATTTATATCTTTTAAAGACCAAGCAAAAAATTCTAACTGTTGTTGTTCTAATGATTTATCTATATCCTCCAAGCCGTATGAAAGAGCGGTTAGACTTGTGACTAAATTAACAACTTTCTGATCCAGCGGATCCACTCCGGCAGTTATTAATCCTGCAAGGGCTTTCTGATTAATCTCGATTTTTGCAGTAGTTTCGTCAAACTGTTCCCCCAAAGCCTTTTCCATACCAGCGGCAATATTAAGTTCGGTACTTAATTCCTTTAGTACGGTATCTATATCACGTAGATTACTGACACCTCCTCCATCCCCGCCACCTAGTTTAGTAACCTTCTCTAATTCTTTATTTATTGCAGCCATCGCTTGACGTAACAAATCCAATCGAGCTTGTCCGGTTTCAGTAAATAATTGCCGAGTAAAAGTATCTTCAAAATAAGTAGCATAATTATCCATCCGTCGCTGTAGATCGATAATCTCTGCATCAATTATAGTTTTTGCCCCTTTTAAATATTCTGCCGACTGCATTCCTACTTTCTGTAATAATTTAGCCGGATCCACTTCAAGGGTTGTCAATCCAAGATTCTTTAATACTTCATCAATACTACCTATGGTTATATCGGCTGTCTGCTTTAATTCATCATTTAATTCACGCTGAGCTTTCGTTGCCCCGGTAGCTCGACGAGTCAACTGTAATAAACCTACAGATAATGCTAGCACCCCCACAGCGATAGCGGAGGCTGGATTTTTTATCATTGCCACAGTTAAAGCTCTAAACATTCGTACCGCACCCCAACCAAGACGAATAAGCCCTGGTAATACATTACCTACTAACCAACCTAACATTATAGACAGAGGACCAATTGCGGCCATAAGCCCTGCTATCCTTATTATAGTAGTTTTCTGCCGTTGATCTAAATTATCAAACCACACAACTATCTTCTGCATCCGTTCGGCAAATCCCTGTAATAATGGAATAAGTTGTTCGGCGATCGTTTTACCAAATACGGTTAAAGTGGTTTTGGCAGATGCTACAGCTACGTTCCACTTAAACTCAAACGTATCAGAAGCCTCTTTAAATGCTCTATTTGAAGATCCTACGGCATTCTCCAGTGATTCAAATATTGCTATGTTATCCTCAAGATTACTACCCATTATATCCAGTACGCCAGATAACGCTCGGATATTAGGGAATACCTGAGCCATAGTATCTTCCCCATACTTATTAGTAAGTTCACGAATCCGCATCAGGGCAGCTAACAATCCATCCTCCCGGATTGTCTTACGTAACGCCGTCGTTGATGTGCCCATAGCCCACATGGCTTTTTCTGCCTGCTGAGCTGGTTTAAGAAGGGCTGCTAACATCTGACGTAACTGCATCGAAGCTGTCCGAGCATTAGTACCCGTACGAGTCATAGCAGCAACAGCCCCTCCTACTTGGTCAAATGATACGCCCATAGCCGAGGCAATAGGCAAAACCATTCCCATCGAACTAGCCAATGCATCAGCCTCCGCTTTACCTTCCCGTACGGCAGCAACCAGGACATCAGTAGCGGCCTCTGCATTTAGAACTTCCTTACCATACGCATTCATAGCCGACGTAACCAGATCAGCCACTATCTTGGTTTCACCTAATCCTGCTGCACTAGCTTTAGCCGACATTTCAAGAACTTCCATAGCCTCCGCCCCACGGATACCAGCAGATGTAATAAAGAACAAGGCATCTGCTAATTCCTTTGGAGCTTTACCTAACCGAGGCGCCATTTCTAATATATCCTTAGCCCATAGATCTACCTGTTCTCTGGCGACGCCTACCAATCCAACTATCTTAGTCATACTCGACTCAAAATCCATGAACATTTTAGTAGCCGCTCCGCCTGCTAAAACTAAAGGTGCAGTAACGATCATAGACATATTCCTACCAAATGTTTTCATCGCTTTCCCAGTAGTAACTAATTTTGCATTTAATGCCGCAATAGAAGAGCTGGCTCGTGCTTCAAACTTTCGTAGAGCTACTTCGGCCGTCGCTAACCCCGCAGTATTTACGCCTAACGTCGCTGTTAAAGTTCCTATATTCATTTCATTTTCTTTTACGTGGTGGTTCCGTTCTAGAAGCCTTCTGTTTTTTATTCTGGCTAGCAGCTACTGCAAGTGCCATCTGCTTCATTTGTTCAGTGCTTTGTCTTTCATGCTTCACCCAACCGTGTTTACTTAATGACCAAATTACATTAGGATCCTCGTCTTCCTCTGAGTCGTTCTTATGCCAATTTGGCATAAAATCATTTGCACTTGATGGCTTCGTTTCTTCTGGTTTTCCGTATGCCCAGTTAAATAAATTTGTCATAACAGAAGCCATCTTCGCCATACGAAAATCTCCCCTCCATTCTCCTATCGGATCCAATCTATCATATGCTTCCCACTCACTTAGTTGAGTCGAAGTCAATTCATCCAGTAAATGATCTGGATGAGCAAACCCTAATTCTCTACAGAGTCGGAACTGGAATTGCCGGCTTGGCCGGCCTCTGAGTTTTTTACTAACTCCTCCTTGTCCTCCTCAGTTATTGCGTTGAGTTCCTGAGCTACGTTTACAATCTTCTCCAACCGACGGGCACTCATATTAGTACTTAGTTGTTCAAAATCATTGGTTCGAAAAAGAAGCAACCCTTCACTATCACATACGGTATGGACAGCTAGTTTGGCCCGAAAATCATCCAACTTCATATCATAATCGTGCTTCCCTTTTACATCCTTAAACCGATGTATCAACGACCGTTCAAATTGATCTCGTTCACGACCCGTCATCTGCCGTACAAATACGTATTCTTCTTTTCCTAAATCTACTTGAACAACTTCAAGTTCTTCCTTCTGTAGTAATGTTTCTCTGCTAAGTGACTTTTGTCCTTTTCTAGATAGTTTCATGATTAAAACTTTTTATGATTAAATAAATTAAAAAAATCCATGATTAGGATTACTGATTAATCAGCACTTGATCCTGATCCAGAATTACAAGTGACTTCTCCACTAATCTTAATAGTGACATCCATCGTAACCTTATCATCCGTTGGAATGGTCAGGGGTAACTCAGTTACCAAACCTTCAAATTCCAATGATGTATACTCGTCATCTGGAAGGTAGATCTCATAATTCACGAGAGTATCACTTTCGAAATCACTCTTCATTGTATTATAATTATCCCTACGGAAAATCATTGCAAGTGTAACCGTACCTGGCTCACGAAAGCCGGCGATAAATTCTCGATAACCTCCAGTAGACGCTAACGAAGTAACATCAATCACATCCCTACTCATCCCAGGTCCGGTGATTGTTACTATTTCGGATATGTCTACCCAGTTGGTACCGTCCCACCGACGAAACAATGTACCTTTTCCTGCTACTGCTAAACTACTCATAATTGTACCTCCTTCTAATTAAATTAATAAAAACTATTTCCAATATTCTTAACTTTTTCATCTCCGTTGTATGTCAAAATTAACAATAAATCGTGGGCGATTATTATTGTCCCAATCCAGCATTGCTGGACCACTAGAACACTTAATAACGCTATATAGAGTCGCGTTCCACGTTTCTTGTGATAACCCGTGGAGCACTGTTGTTATATCTTGTATCAAATCCCACCCATCGGGATACGAATTACTACGAACCCGTATCTGAACAGATGGATAAAAGTAATCATCTCCGTCACCTCCCAGGGTTAATTGAGTAGGGAATCCCGGGGTATCAAATATCGTAACACACTCGTCCGGTGTAGGTGGTTCGTAGCCTACAAATAAGTTGGTAGCAAACGTTAATCCCAGGGAGCTTTCAGCTTCCAGTATGTCCTTTATATCGACCGAGGGTGCGTTCATTTTATTCTAGCATTTGTTCCTATTATTCTTAGTATCTCATCCTTATTACGTTTTAGGGCAGCTTCAAAAAACTTTGGTCCTGATCCTGGACGCTTCCAATTTATTTTCTTTCCTTTACCTATCATTTCATGTACAAATACGGCGTAGTTAGCATTAAATCCTAATACTAAACCAAATTGTTTGACTTTACGAAACGATGTGGTAAACCAACTAGCCCGAAGATTACCTGTATCTAACGGAATCAACGGCGGCGTCTTATCCATATCACGCCGAATCACTATTGCTGAGTCAATTAACCCAACCGTACTCCGTACTTCTATTTTAGCAATCTCTTTATTAAGATTAGCCAAAACGACATCCATTCCTTTTATTCCTACATTTGGGTTTACTGATTTAGCCACCTCTATTAGTATTATATAAATAAACTGTTCTTACAAATTCAGTCACGGGATGCATTGGGGCGACTTTATCAAACCTAGCAATTTCATAAGCCCCTTCGGCAGTCAT